CGCTGCAAGTGCCTTTGGTGCATATAAGATGACACCAAAAACTTAACAAAACTAAATAATTACTCGTATTTGTTTTCAGATCAGAATAAAAGATGGGTGAACTCCAAGCAACAACTTCATCTATATCCCCACTAGTAGCAATCCTATGGTGCTTTTACCCCATAGGTGCTCTAGTGCTTATAGAACTTATTATGAGAGCCATTAATGATGATGACGATGATCAAGATGGTGGAAAAGGTGTAAGAGTTGCACAGATGCAACCAATCCCTGTACCATCAGGAGCATGATTGATTGGAATCACCACTATTGGAGATTCGCTGAACGATGGAATGGTCGTTTAGCAATGGTTGGTGTGGTAGGTATGATAATATTCTTGACAATAAGGTAGAAATACCTATATAATAAAGAGAGTATATTTACCTATCATGCCACAACTAGTCTTTTTAGGAATTTTAAGTTTATATGTTTACTTTGGTACACCTTTAACATCTTTAATCTATTCATAAATATTGATTAACCGAACATAAATTATGGAAGACCGTCATGTTAACGATCTATGGGAAGACATGGATCGATTAAATTCTCTCTACGAAGAACTAATGTGGGGTCACGATGATGTACTAGAGTTTGTTCCTGATTACGAAAATGATCGAATAATTATACAAAACAGATCTCGCATTCAAGAGGAATGATTCCCCTAGCAACACTTTTAAATTCAATCCCACCAGGCTCTAGAGATCTTCTAGAGTTTGGTTTTTTTGTGGCAGTCGGAGTTACTGCAGGGTCATTAGGATTGATATGATACAATTATTACACCATTGTACTATTGAGTTATTTTTAACTTTAGTAATTGGAACTAGTATTTCCATAATAGTAACTGCTCTTACATTTAATAAGAAGTTATAATTCGGTTAACCGAAATACCAACTGTCACAAGCCCCCTTGACCCTAGTAGTAAATCATAGTATTATACTTAAACTGTCACATTCGCAGTGTGACAGTTGTATAAATAACTTTACATAACAACGGGCCCGAAATAATCGTACCCCTGCGTAAGATGTAATCAAAAGTACCCATGTCGAGGGTGCTATCATCCGCAGGGTTTTTTCTTTGCGAGATACTTAACATAAAAACATGTCTATCAAATCAACAATCGCTGCAGTAGCAGCATCTCCATTCCTTCTCGCTGGTGCAGCTTTTGCTGGTCCATACGTGAATGTTGAGAGCAATATCTCTTATCCTGATGGAGACTACTCTGGAGCAACAACTGATCTTCACATCGGTTATGAAGGTGCTGCTTCTGAGAAAGTAGGTTACTACGTACAAGGTGGTCCTTCATTCGTTGCTGTTGACGGAACTGATGGTTCTGAAGCTGAGTTCTCTGGTAAGGCTGGTCTTACTGTTGCTGCTACAGATTCAATCGGAGTCTATGGTGAGCTTTCTGGAATCACTGATGAAGATGGTTCTGGCGATGACATCGTAAACTGGGGTGCTAAGCTTGGTGCTAAGTTCACTTTCTAAATACGATTGAGACATCATTCGTGCGGTCTCTACAATCGGAACACCCAAAGACCTCCTGCTTGCAGGGGGTCTTTTTTTATGATAATATATAAATTAATAGACTTAGTGATATGTGGATATTATTCACCTATCTTTTGTTTATTGAATAAAAATTATGAAAAAACTATTAATAACATTTCTTTTATTAGGATCAATCATACCTTCAGTAGAGTCTGGAGTTTCTCCTGAAGATATTCCGAAAAGACCACGAAACTTTTCACCCGAAGGTCGTCCAAGACCTCGCAAACCAAGATGTAAAGAACATGGTGGGGTTGTGGTATGTAAAATACCAAGACCTCGTAAATGTACTCCTCGGAAACCTTGTATTCCTGCTGGATATTATCGTTGAGGGGGATCTTGACGATAATCTTTTTTATAGTATAATAATTGAGTCGTAAGTTTCGCTACCTATGACTGCTGCATGTCCCTTTGGTGGTTTCAGACATGGAGGCGATAGGAAACCACCTTCTTTTATTGTGCCTTTATGAAATCTAAACTAAATTACGCAGCAACTATAACTTACCTTGGAGCAGTAATATTGACAGGAGGACTTGTATATCTCGGTCATAGTAATCATAGACTCTCAGATAGTAATGATGAACTTACTACAGAGGTACAAGCACTCGTTGAAGCATACCTAACAAGTGATAAGGATTGTTATTTGTTAGCACCTAAACCAGATGACTTTATTATATGGGAAGAAATGCCATACAAAAAGATGATCTAAGGTTAAGATCTGGTAAAATATAATACATAATAATGCCCTAAGCGGATCCAAATGAAAAGGCTTATCGCAGTAGTAGCACTTGCTGCTCTTACAGTACCTGGTTGTGCAGAATCACGAACACGACTCTCAGGAGCAGGTGCATCATTCCCATCTAAGATATACAGTAGATGGTTCTCTGACTACGCAAAGTCAGGAGGTCACAGAGTAAACTACCAAGCAATCGGTAGTGGTTCAGGTCGAAAAGCATTCCTCGATGAAACAGTGGACTTCGGTGCATCCGATGATCCAATGAAGCAAAGTGATATAGCAAAAGCAAAAAGAGGACTAGTTCAGATTCCTATGACTGGAGGTACGATTGCCTTTGGTTATAATATGCCTGGTTGTGATCTAAAACTCACACAAGAACAAGCAGTACAAATTGCTATTGGTGAGATCAATAATTGGTCTCAGGTAGGATGTGATGATCAGAAAATGACTTGGGTATTCAGGTCTGATGGTTCAGGAACTACTGCTGCATTCACTAATAGTATGCAAGCATTCAGTAAGAAGTGGAAACTAGGTGTAGGTAAATCAGTTCCTTGGCCTGTAGGTGTGGGAAACAAAGGTAATGCTGGTGTTGCTGGTGTTCTTAGAAATCAGGTAGGTTCTATTGGATATGTTAATCAGTCCTATATTAAAGGTGAAGTAGTTGCTGCTGCACTACAGAATAAGAATGGTGAGTTTGTTAAACCATCTGTTGAGGCAGGTGCATTAGCATTGAATGGAATTACCCTTGATGAGAATCTAGCAGGAACAGATCCAAACCCAGAAGCAAAGGGTGCATATCCTATTGCTACACTGACTTGGGTACTTGCTTATGAAACTGGTAATGGTAAGAAGACTGAAGCAATCAAGACAACTCTATCAAAGTTACTCAGTACTGAGTATCAAGAGAAGGCATCTGTGTTAGGTTATGTACCATTGAGAGGTGACATCCTTGAGAAGTCTCGTGCTGCTGTTGATAGGATAAGTAAGTAGACAGAAGTATAATGTTGTGATACAATGGGAGGAGAAATACCTCCCATTTTTAATGATGGCAATTTATGATGATGTGAAGATCACTATTAACCTTAATGAGTTGGTAGAGATCAGAGCAAAACTTTTGACTCAATATGAAGATTACTCAAAGGCAGTAGCAACGGGTGAGTATCTTGATGAAAATGATATTGATAAGATTGCATCTCAGTTAAGAGAAACTCTCACATGGGATACGTTATATGGTATGGTGGATGGGTCTATACTAGAATATATGGGTTTGCATGATCCAAATAAACCTCATTATGGTGAGATACAACCAGAACCTGGAAGAGAAGCATGGTTAAATGAGATAGAAAAGAATAAGAAACAGTTTGAAATGGTTGATTTAGTATCACCAGCATGGACAATTCAAGTACCAAGGAGGATAAAGAAATGATGAGAGATGAATTATTAGAAAGATTAAAAAATGATTCTTATCGCTTTGCTGAGATAGGAAATGAGTTTACTCTTTCTTCTGGAAAGAAAAGTCAGTTTTATGTGAATTGTAAACCAGTAACTTTAACTGGAAGAGGACTTACACTTACTAGTTTAATGCTTCTTCAATATATTGAAGATGATGCTGTAGCAGTAGGAGGTCTTACTTTAGGTGCTGATCCATTAGTAAGTGGAGTTGCTTGTTTATCTGCATTAGAAAGAAAGACTCTTGATGCTTTGATTGTAAGGAAGGAAGCAAAGGGTCATGGTACTAAAGTATGGATAGAAGGTCCAACTCTTCCTGAAGGTTCTAAGATTACTGTCTTAGAAGATGTAATTACTACAGGTGGTTCTGCCATACAAGCAGTCAAGAGATTGCGTGATGCTGGATATAAAGTTGAACGTGTAGTTTCTGTTGTAGATAGGCAAGAGGATGGTGAAGCAGACACTGCTATGAAGTTAGCAGGATTAGAACTTAAAAG